AAGGTTGATAGTGTTGTGTCGTCGAAGGATCTCGATCTCACTGGCAAGATCAAGCAGATCGCTTGTTCGCGCAGTGACGCAATCGGATACATCTATCGTAATCACGAGGATGGATTCAAGTTGTGGATCTCGTTCGAGAGCAATGAGCAAGTCAACTGTGGTTCGCGTTGTGGTCATCTGAAAGGCCGCAAGCTCGCGCTCAACTGGAAGGAGATCTACAAATGAACACCCTCATCGTTGTTAAGTCGCAGGCTGACGCTGTGTTAGCAGAAGATATCGCAACGGTTGTCGAAAAGCGGATGATTGATCGTGAGGCTGACGTCAAACAGTATGCGCTATCCTACATGGTCGCCAACCCTGTCATCCTCAAAGATCTGCGCAACACGGTTGCCAGAACTTCTGACGCTTACTATCGTTCACTCAACCCAACAATGCAGCGAAAGTTGCGCAGCATATTCGCACGCATCATAACAATTTCCGCCTAGTGGCGGCGAGGCTGGTATCCTTACTACTAAAAACAAACAAAGCAAAAACAAACAAGTAACACATATGAGCAACATCCTGAAACCCGAAGCCATCGACGCATCCCAACCTGAACAACTCAACAGCCGTGTCAAATTGCCGCAGGGCAACTACGTGATTCGCTGCAAGAAGGTTGACTTCAGCTTCTCGCGCAAGGCTGGCAACCCCATGTTCGTTCTGACGTGGGAGATCTGCAAGCCTGAGACGATCAAGGTTGCTGGCAAGGTCTACTCGATCGCTGGTGTCGAACTGCGCAAGCAGTATCTGACACTGACGCCCGATGCAGTGAAGCGCACGTTCGAGCTGCAAGCCATGCTCGGATTGGAGCAACGCGTCGACATCGACAACCCGATGGAAGACGGCATCAAGTTCGAAGGCGCAGTCGTGAATGCGATCTGCGGCAGCGACGAATACATCAAGCGCGCTGATCTCACTGATGATGAGATCGCCGCTGGCAAGCGTCCGGAAGAAGCCGCCGCGTTGACCTACGAGGACGGCTCACCGGTGAAAGGTTACACTCGGGAACTCGTGCAGATTCTGCAGAAGTCCAGTGTGGCTGTCGCTCCTATGTCGAGCGGTTCGCTGTAACAAGCGTCACGTGATTATGTAATCCTGTCTGGCTATTGGCGACGCACCACGTCAGTAGCCAGCAGGGATTGCAGAATAACAAAAGGAACCACATGAATGAACATCTATTGACAAAAATAACTGTGCTGATCGAGAAGCTGGGCGGCGAATCCAAGGAAGCTTTTTATGTCTATCTCGGATATGAAATAGTTTCGATGGTAGTTGTAGCAGTGACCGTCTCGATATGCGTTAAGCGTGTGTTGAGTTTCTTTGCTGCAGGTAGGGCAGCGGTTGTGTTCGAGCGAGATATCGCTAGAGCCGCTAACAAAGAGCTGGTGTATGGCGACTTTGGGAACTACATGCGTGATGACGATAAAAATGCAGTGATTGAACTAGTCCGTAAAAACTCATCCAAATAATCCATATGACACCATCTGAATATCAAGAACTGGCGGCTAAGACCGAAGCTCCAATCGACAAGGCTATCGTCATGCTCAACGGCAAACGTCAAGCGCGTTTGTTACACGGAGCACTGGGATGCTCAACAGAAAGTGGAGAGCTTCTCGATGCGTTGAAGAAGCACATCTTCTATCAGAAGCCACTTGACGCTGGCAACCTATTCGAGGAGTGCGGTGATATCATGTGGTATGTTGCAATCATCTGCAACGAAATGCAGTGGCCGCTTGAGGAAGTGATGGCGGCTAACATTCGCAAGCTTCAATCGCGGTACCCGAACAAGTTCACGCAGAAGGATGCGGTGCAACGTGATCTCTTTGCGGAGCAGCAGGCGATGGGTGGAGATGGCAAGCTGTGAGCACTCCAACAAAAAGTCTACGCCACAAACCTAAGCTGGTTTATTGCGGCCTGACAATCGTGTTATCGAACCCTTCGCGGTTTGACACTCACGAATTGTTGACCGGATCGGCCGGCTCATGGTTTCTTGATACGCTACGCAAGGTGTCGGGTGGCAAGATACTGCGCTTTCACTGTGACATTCGCACGTCGAACACGCGTGATGAAGGTCTATTGCCTGACACGAAAGTTGTGCTATGCCTCGGTGAAGTTGCACAGCACGAATGGTTCGCGTCACAGAACGAACTCAAAGCACAGCGAGGTTCGCCGCATGTCGGCGCGGACGGCACGATTTATATCTCATCTTTTGCGCCTCAAGATGCATGCGATCACCAAGCATATGAACAACGACTCAACGCTAACTTTAGGGGAACTCGTGACGATGATGAAGAAGCCGACGATAGCGAGGCTAAAGGTCACAAGGGAGCGACAAAGCGAACCAACTACAAGTTCTGGCTCGGAATGGATATCGCCAAAGCAATTCGCATTCTCAGATCCGGCCTTAACCGAGGAGTTCAACCAAGCATTATTAAGTATCCGCTTGCTGAACGGATTATATCTGAACTACAAGGCACGAAGAATTCTACGCTCTATCTGGACATCGAAACCTTGTTCGATCGAAGCCTTACATGCGTGGGCTTCGCGTTTGAGAACCGCCCCGTTATCGTCTTTCCGATACGGCGGTACCACGGTGGACTCGCCTACGAGTTACATGCAACGTGCCGGATTATGGCTGCACTTGGCACAGCCATGCGAGACAATCTGACTGTGACTCACAATGGTCACGCATTTGATTGGCTCGTTCTCGCGCACCACTATCGTGTTCCGTTTGGCAGGCGGCTATACGACACGATGATCGCGCACAATCGTTGCTGGCCTGAGGCTGAGAAATCGCTTGGGCATTGTCTGTCGCTCGAAACCGATGAGCCTTATCACAAGGACGACGGTGTGTTTGATCCGCACAACTCACAGCAGGAAGAACAGTTGTGGGACTACAACGCGAAAGACGTTCATGCGTTGCGTTTGCTGAAGGCCGCATACGACAAGCACAGCGCAGAAGATCCTGGACTTGGAGCGAGCATTGCACAAGGTCAGTCGATGATCTATCCGTATATGCTTGCGACGCTAAAGGGTGTTCGTGCTGACGAGCAGCGTGTGCAAGAGATAGTGTCGTACAATGACCGCGTGCTAACGCAATACATTCGCATCGCAAAGATCCTGATGGGGCCAGATCAGTACGCGGCTTTGCAGGGCAAGAGCGAGGCGGGCTTTCTGTCTTCACCTAAGCAGGCGGCTAAGTATTTCTACGAGATTCAAGGATACAAGTGTCCGCACAAGACTGACACTGGTGAGGATGCAGTGGATGTGAAGGCGATGCTCAAGCTAGCAATCAGTCTCAAGAAGAAGGGCGTCGAGAATCCGCTGATACCGTTGCGACTCGCGTATGCTGAGGTTCGCAAAGAGACTTCGACTTTAGCGAGATGGAATATGTGGCCTGAGAAAGCTTACGTGATATGACCCAACCATTTCGAGTACCTCACACACTGACACGAGCTTTTGTGCTTTCACGCGCAAACGACACGGTATTTCTCGTGGGCGGCACGGTGAACAAGATCAGGACATCTGGTGAGTCAGCAGAGTTTGATGGATGTCCGAATGTATTCTTCGTTCCGATCAAGATCAAGTGTTGCATGGACACGGCGGCCTTCTTCGATGACGACCAGATGCATCGTGATCTGTTTCAGTGGCAACTCGAACAGGCCGCCCACGAACTCGAACAGTTCGTTCGCGAGCGAAACGCTAAGCACGTTGTGCCTGACCCGAACATCGCTAAATCTAATTGGGCAGGGCCAATGCATCTGAGGTCGCCGAAGTGCAGACGTATGCTAGACGAGTGGCTTGCATTGGTTGCAACTCCGTACGAGATTGACTACACATTTAAGGTGACACCGCAATGAACCGCTTCACCACATGTTTCAAGCTAGCCAAGACGAACACATTTCGTCTCGGAAGCGCGAAGTTGTTCCCACAAGGCAAGCGCGACAAGGCGGCATATGGCCCAGAGTACGGTGGTAATATGCAGAACTGGGAGAAATCAATGCGCCGCCTCGCGTTGGCTGACGATGGAACATCGTTCTGTCAGGTAGATCAAGCTGGCGCAGAAGCACTGATCGTTGCGTATCTCTGCCCACCGGGACGCTATCGTGACTTGTTTCTCAACGGCATCAAGCCGCACGTGTACATCGGAGTGTTCTTTCCGGAGCACTGGGAAAAACAGTTCCCCTGCGTGCGAGAGTTTGTGTCGATTCCGATTGCGAAACTCAAGGAACATCCGCAATGGGCGGCATTCGCAAAAGCCGTCGCTAAGTCTGATGAGAATCCTAGCGCGACACGCTACTACTATTTTTACAAACAGACCTGTCACTCTGGGAACTACGGCATTCGTGAGGATACGTTTATTGAGAACCTGCTCGCGAAGTCTGGCGGTAAGGTCAACCTCTCTGCGAACGAAGGCTACAAGTTCCTCTCGACTTACCGTGACGTTGCATTCCCCGAGCTTCATGCGTTTCACAATCTCGTGCGGCGAGCGATCGAGGAGAAAGGCGAGCTTCGCAATCTGTTCGGCTATCCGCGTAAGTTTCGTTCATTGCGGTTTGATGAGAAGGAAGCGTTCGCGTTCATACCGCAAAGCACAGTCGGATGCATCACGAATTTGGCTGTGGTCGCAATGCAGCAATGGATCAATGACAATCTACCAAGCGCAATTATACTCAACAACTGTCACGACTCATATCTAGTACAAGCACCAACAGAACACATCGAAACAGTCGCACGTAAGATGAAGGAATTCATCGAGATCGAGATGACAGCGCCGCGCGGCGAGAAGTTCCGAATGCGCAGCGAGGCATCTATTGGCCGCAACTGGGGGCCATACAAACAAGACACTAACCCTGACGGATTGAAGGAGGTAAAGATTTGAACCATCTAGAACACTGGAACAATATGCTTCGTGATAGCGAAGCGCCGCAAGAGTTTATCGACTGGTCATTTCGTTGGATCATTGGTGCTGCTCTGCAACGTCGCGTTTGGGTGTCATTGCGTGGGCGACAACTCTATCCAAACACGTATCTATTTCTCGTCGCTGAACCCGGCATCGGCAAAGGTATGTCGTTGACGCCAGCGAAAGAATTGTTGTCGTGGCACAAGTATCACGACAAAGGTCCGCACGATGTCGAGAGCATCTATCGCAAACTGTTGCATGGTCACGGCATGAGTGCTGATGAGGCTGTTGATCGCTTGCTCACGCCGCAAAACTCTGCGGCCGATGGCAAAGGCGGCGATGACGAACGCAAGAATATGCCACTGTTCGCAGTCGGTCCAGACAGCACGACATACGAACAGCTCGTGCAAGACATGGCTGGTAATCCTCGCCTTGTGTCGTACACAGTCAAGCAGAAAGACGGCACTGAGAAGCGTCAGATCTACACGCACAACTCGTTTTGCTTCGTGTCGACTGAGCTATCAAACCTGATCAAGAAAGGTTCAGATAGCATTGTTAACCTGATGCTCGAAGCTTACGACTGTGCAGACAAGTACGAGTATCGCACAAAGCATCACGGTAAAGATTGTGTTCATCGTGTATGCTTGAACTTCGCCGCCGGAACGACGCCAGATTACATGGCGCGCACGTTCGATGACTCGCTGCTCAACGAAGGTATCTCGTCACGCAGCTTTTTCATCTTCGCTTTCAACAAGCGATTCTACCGGTTCGAAACTGGCTCTCACACAGAGGATCAGCTTCACAGCAAGGCTTCGCTTCTGGCGTGGCTGCGGCGAATTGGTTCGCTGTACGGAGAGGTTAAACTGACCGACGAGGCCAGAGACTTCATGAAGCTGTGGTACGAGGAGGTTCACCCAACCTCGCGGCCAAACAAAGATCCGAAGATGATTCACTACTATTCACGCAAAGAGCTCCACGTGTTGAAGGTAGCGATGGCGTTGCACTTCTCGGACAAACTCGATCTCGTTCTCACGCTCGATGACATCCGCAACTCGCTCGAAGTTCTCGAACACGCTGAGAAACGGATGCACCTTGCATTGCAAGTCGGCACCAAGAATCCTTTAGCGAACGTTGCTCGCAAGATCATTCGTTGGTTCGTTGCACGCGGCAATGAGCGAGCGACACAAAACGAGATCGTTAGCACGTTCTACGCAGAGGCTCGCACCGCCGACATTGTCGAAGTGTTGCAATACATGGTGTCAACCGACAAGATGCAGATTGACCGTGATGGTTCGCAAGACTTCTTCAAGCTGAACCCGAAGCGGGCGGCAGAGGATGAGATCGAGACACGGACGGACACAGCGTTCATTGAGAAACGCCAAGTCGTTCATCCGTCACTCGACGCGAGGATTCGCTGGGGAGCGAATGGGAAGGTCATCATCGGAAAGAGTGTTCCGATGGAGGAGATTGCCAAACTTCGCCGCCTGATCGCGGACAAGGTTATTTCTGGAGTCACCGCGATAGGGTGGGAATAGCGGTAGACTTCATCCTGTTAAGCTGAGTCTGGCGCATGTAGTCTTCGACACGTGCATCGGCCTCAGCTTTTCCGTAGGCACGCACAAGATAGTTGTAATACTCTTGTGCCTCACGCAAGTCTCGATCAGGCGAAGGGAACGTCTGATACGAGTTACGACGTAACCGTTCGAGAGCTTTCGACATAGCCGCCGGATCGTCTTTGTACTCCACCTTGAAACGATCCAGCACGTCACGCAATCTAGACGCCGCGTCTAGCGGATCACTCGAACGCTTGAACTCACGTTCATCTTCACGCATTGCGGGGTTGATCTGCTGAATGTCTGACGGAACCTCGCGGCCAGTCGTCTGTTTGAACACGCGCAGATCGCGGAACTTGTTCGACCGATCGACTTGCTCACGATCAACCCAGTAGTTCGCAACACGGTACGCTTGCAATTGTGTGCGAGCAAGATTTTGCGTGAGCGCAGCGACAGCATCAAGCGGATCAGCTCCGTCTTGCACAGCGCGCGAGAAGTTTGTGACGCTACCGACAACACCATCCGAGATGAAGTCAGCGAGCGGTACGCTATAACCACGCGGCTTCTCGCCTTTCGCGATATCTGCTCCCATCTTGAGCATATCACCAGTCATGCCGAGGAACGATCCGAGTTGCATGATGTTCGCCAAACGCAGCGCAACCTGTTCGATCCCACCATCAGCCGCCTCGATCTCCTTCCAGCTCGCATCTTGCGACTTCTTT